CTCAGTTAAACTTGGGGCTATTAACTCAATATTAGATAGAACAGGTTATCAAACAGTACATAAAGTAGAAGATGTAACAAAGACTAAAACAGATGAAGAATTACAAATAGAGTTAAACCATCTACTAAAGAATATAAGAACAACCGAACACTAATAGACAACTTACACTTCACACACTCCAATAAAAAAGTAACAACCTCACGCGCTACAATAAAAAGTACCATTCGCACACACACACTCACGCACTCTGGCAAATTTTTTACGCGCCGACCCTCGCGCCAATTCGCGCCACCGTTCGCACATGCACATATTAATATTTAGTAGCGTTTTTGAGGGCAACCCCACCCCCCAAAGCCGTCGCCGTTGTATATTACTATGGATCTCTCCGTACAGCGGTGGGGGTTTTTTGATATTAACATTTGTTAACGCTATTGACATGGGTATTGTCTTAGGTTAAGGTTGTTGTATGGCGGACAAAGCATGGAAACAACGAGAGCGGAAGGTCGCAGAGTTCTTTGGAGGTACAAGAACGCCACTTTCTGGGGGTAACGGTAAAGTAACGAGGGCAGATGTTATACATGACAGGCTGTTTATTGAATGTAAGCTGCGTGTGAAGCATAGTGCTGTTACTTTATGGGATGACACCAAAGCATTAGCGGACTTAGAGAATAAAACACCAGTGATTTGTCTGTGTGAGAAGAACCGTAAAGGGTTCTGGATTATGGTACATAGTGATGATCTGGAGAAGTTATGAACGATATAGAAAGAGCGCTTGAAATAGCAAGAGAATTGCAGTATCGTAAGGACACTAATCGTATGGCACATTACGACCCGTACGAATATCAAAAAAAATTTCATAATACTATCGCCCAACAGCGACTATTAATGGCAGGAAACCGAATTGGAAAATCTTTTTGCGGAGCAATGGAAATGGCATTTCACCTTACAGGGCAATATCCTGATTGGTGGGAAGGAAGAAGATTTGATAGACCTATAAGGGCGTGGGCAGGTGGCGCGTCTAATGAAACAACGCGTGATATATGCCAGAAAGAGTTGGTCGGACAACCAGATGATCCTTCTGCTAGGGGTACTGGTAGTATTCCATTAAAATATATTGGAGAAACAGTTAGAAAAGCTGGTGTACCTAATGCAATGAACAGTCTTGTTATTAAACATATAACAGGAGGGTGGTCTAGGTTAGCTTTTAAAGCGTATGAAATGGGTAAAGAGAAATGGATGGGTGAAAGTCTGGATGTAATATGGCTGGATGAAGAACCACCACAATCTATTTATACTCAATCATTGACGCGTACTGCCGATAAGGGTGGAATGGTATATATGACGTTTACTCCTGAGAGCGGTATGACAGAAACGGTAGCGCAGTTTGTAAATGATCTCAGGGATGGTCAGGCGCTAATACAAGCTGGGTGGGATGATGCACCACACATGACAGAAAAGGTGCGAGAACAAATACTTTCTGCGTTACCTCCTCACGAAAGAAAGATGAGAGAACAAGGTATTCCTCAATTAGGTAGTGGTCTTGTCTTTCCTTTGCCAGAATCACAAATGGTATGCGAACCTATAGAGATACCAGCGTATTGGCCACGCATTTGTGGTATAGATTTTGGGTGGGATCACCCTACAGCAGCTGCATGGATAGCTTGGGATAGGGACAGTGATACAATTTATATTTATGATAGCTATGCTATGTCGCAAGAAGCTGTACCAATACACGCAAGTTCTATTAAATCAAGAGGTAACTGGATTCCTGTAATATGGCCAATGGATGGTAGGCAAGCAGATAAAGGATCTGGTAAATCATTGACAGAACAATACAGAGCAGAAGGCGTTAATATGACACGCGAACATTTTAGTAATCCACCACAACAAGGACAAAAAGAAGGCAGCGGTGGTAACTCTGTAGAAGCAGGTATACAGGAGATGTATACAAGGTTTATGACAAATAGATTGAAAATTTTTAATAATCAGAGTAAATTATTAGAAGAACTACGGATGTATCACCGCAAAGATGGCAAAATTGTGGCAAAACATGATGATGTTATATCTGCAATGCGTTATGCGGTCATGTCTGTAAGAAAAGCAAGAATAAAAGATTATGAGCCTGTCCAATTAGAATCGGATAGTAGCTTTAATGTATTTGCATAGGAAAGAAAATGGGCGGCATAGTAAGAGCAATATTCGGTGGTAGATCTAAAGCGCCAGCTGCGCCAGCGGTAGTACAAGCGGCAGCACAACCAGCGGCGCAATCAACAATAACAGCAGCACCTACATCACAACCAACTAGTGGTTATGGTGGTAGAAGAAGCACAATTATGACTGGGGCTGCTGGAGCAGAAGGCGAAGCAAATATTTCAAGAACGGTATTAGGTGGTGGATCTAAAACTGAACGAAGAAAAATGATATGATTGAAGTCAGAACTGATGACGATATAAAACACGTTGCGTATAACTGGATTAAGACTAGAGCGCACATAAATAGACCGTTACAAGAAAGTGATAGACATATTGCTTTTTTAATGGATAATAGTATTAAGGCGTGTTTATTATTTTCTGACTATGATGGACATAATATATTTGTTCATCTTGCAATGGACACACCAATATTGTGTCAGAGAAGATATATACGCATGATGTTTGATTATGCTTTTAATCAATGCAAATGCAACAGAATGACAGCAATGTGTGTTGATGGATATGAAAGAAACGAACGGTTGTTAAAAGGTGTAGGTTTTGTTAAAGAAGGAGTTATCAGACAGGCAATGCGTGTTGATAATGAATTTGTAGATGGATCATTATACGGAATATTAAAAGGAGAGTGTAAATGGGTATGAAGGCAAAGGCAGAAATGCCACCACCAATAGATACTTCTGTAACAGATAGAACTGCTGAAAAAGAAGCGGCTCTTGCGCGTGAAGAAGAACGTATGCGTAAGGCTGGATCATTAGGCAGAAACTATAGCATTATGACAAGCGGCAAAGGCGTTACTGAAGAAGCAACTACTGGTAAAACTTTATTAACAACAACAGGTAAGTAATATGGCAGATATGTTAACTCCATACGATTATGTGAAAAAACGTATGAGTGCCATGTCTAGTTCTAGGGAAACTTGGGAAGATCATTGGCAAGAAATACTTGATTATGTAATGCCAAGAAAAGCTGATGTAACTCTAGTACGTTCTAAGGGCGAAAAAAGAACAGAAGTTTTATTTGATAGTACAGCGATTACAGCAAACACATTATTGGCGGCAAGTTTACAAGGCACTTTGACCTCTCCATCATTGCCTTGGTTTTCTATTAAACTGCGTGATAAAGGATTAAACGAACAACGAGATGCACAGTTATGGCTAGAAGATACAGCCAGACGTATGTATGATGCGTTTAATGATGCTAATTTTAATACCGAAGTACACGAAATGTATTTGGATCTTACATCTATTGGTACAGGATGTTTGTTTGTTGAAGAAGATTCAAAAGGTTTTGATGAAGGTGGCATACATTTCAAGACACTTCACATCAATGAATACTACATACAAGAAAATGTAAATGGTTATGTTGATACTGTTTATCGTAAATATAAGATGACAGCACGACAAGCATTTCAAGAATTTGGCGAAGAAAATCTAGGAGAAAAAATACTAGAAGCAGTCAAACAAAAACCTGAAAAAGAATTTGTGTTTATCCATGCCGTTGAACCATCAGAAGATTACAAACGTGCAACAGGTAAAGTAGCTACCAAACTAAAATACCACAGTTGTCATGTTTGTGAAGCAGACCAAATGGTCGTGCGTACTGGTGGTTACAACGAGTTTCCTTACCTCGTTCCAAGATGGGCTAAAGCGACTGGCGAAATATACGGTCGTAGTCCATCTTATAACGCTCTACCAGATATTAAAACACTAAACAAAGCTGTAGAGATAGGACTAAAAGCATGGGCAAAAGCTATTGATCCACCGTTATTAGTACAAGATGATGGCGTTATTGGTCGTGTAAGAACTACACCAGCAGGAATAACAGTTATCAGAAATGATGGCGCGATCAAACCTTTACAGATAGGTAGCAACTGGCAAATTACAGACCTAAAGGAAACACAGTTGCGTACTGCTATTAGGCAGGCTTATTACTCAGATCAGTTGCAGTTACAAGAAGGGCCTCAAATGACTGCTACTGAAGTGCAAGTTCGTTATGAACTGATGCAAAGACTACTTGGCCCAACACTAGGTAGATTCCAATCAGAGTTCCTAAACCCATTAATTGATAGAATTTTTGGCATTATGTTTAGAGCAGGGGCTTTACTCCCTCCCCCTGAAAACATACAGGAAAGCAAACTGGATATTGAATATGTTGGGCCATTAGCTAGATCTCAGCGCATGGAAGAAGCTAATGCTATAGATAGATTATACGCACTAGCTATGAACATTGCACAAGT